TTTTTTGAGATTTGTAAGTAGTATCATCTGCAATATCATAAAGAGTGGCCTTAGTCTTGTTTTTACCTTTCCTAAGAACTCTTCCGATTGATTGTAGATTTCTTACTCTAGATTTGCTGGGAGATGCGAAGATAACATTATGAAGTTTTTTAATGTTAATTCCAGTTGAGAATGTGCCGTAAGAGGCAACAATGATAGCATCTGATTCTTCCTCAGTGATTTTTCTAATCTCTTCTCTCTCCTCAGCAGCTACACCACCGTGAACGAAAAAGACTTTTCTGTTCGTATCACTATTTATGAGATTGAATAATATCTCACCATGACTTTCGACTCTACTGTATAGTAGTAGAGTATTACCTTTTAAATCTAAAGTTAATTTCCTGATAAAATTATTTCTTCTTCCATTCTGAATAATGAATTGTACCTCGTCTTCATAGGTATCAAACCTCTGAGACTCATGTTTTAGTAATAGAATTTTGATATTGAGTTTAGCTAAATGACCTTTTTCAATGAGTTCATCAGTGCGAACTATCTTGTATGCAGGCCCAAATAATCCTTCTAATACCCACTTATGTGTTTGTGTGCCATCTAATGTGCCAGTAAAACCAAATCTATATTTTGCATCATGTAACTTTGTCATGATTCTAATCAATGACTTTGACTTGAATAGATGAGCTTCATCTCCTATAACACATCCATATTTCTTGAAGAATGAGTGTTCTAGTTTATAGATCGATTGCCACGTAGTAATTGTAACTGGTTTATCTGTGTTCTTTTCTTTCCCTGCATATATCCTATGGCAGTTTTCATCCGATCTCCATCCATAGTCTATAAAGTCTTTATACATTTGTTCTACAAGAGAAGTTGTAGGAACAACGAGTAAAACGTCATGACCTTTATCGACCATATACCTTGTAATGGTATAGATCATTAAAGACTTTCCAGAAGCTGTAGGTGATATTAATAACTTACGATTATATTTGAGTGCGTCAAAAACTCCTTGTATCTGATATTGTCTTGGTTCATATCGAGTGATCTTATTCATATAGTCTTTCACACCTTCTAGAGAAATGAATCCATTCTCTTCAAAAGGTGTACCATAGAAATCACTATGTACAAACTCATACTGATAATCAGATTTCTTGCAAAAAGAAATGACTTTATCTAATAGCCCAACGTATATTTCTCCATTGGCCTGATTAAATAATCTAATCTTTCCATCCCAGTATTTGTTTCGATACTGAGGCATGAACTTTGCGCCTGGAACCTCAAAAGTGAATATGTCTGATAACTCACAGAATATGTGTGGCTCCTTAGAATCAATTTTCAAAAAGACTTCATTCTTTTTGGATATAGTCAAATCCATGAAATATATCCTCAACTAGAATATATTTATTCCTCTTCTGCAGTTGTTTTTATTGCACCGACATTAACTTTATTGTTAACGGCAAATAAGTGATGACCTAAACGAGCATCCCATTCTACATCATCAATTGTACTTCCATTCCAAGGAATATTAACTGATCTATGGTATGTAACACCTGTGCCTACAACATATGAAACTGTTGTTGAGATTGTTCCAACTTTTATATCTGATAGTGCTGGTGCAGAATATGTTGTTATACCAGCTACATAATCAGCAGCGTTTGTACTTATCATTTTTAATAAAAAATCGTAATACTATTTAGTCATATCCACGAATAAACTTTTGCCACTCAATCGCATTTTTGATTTGGTATGTTCTGTTTTGAACAATCTTAATTATACTTTCTATGTAATCAATCATAGTATCATAGTATTCTACCTTGAGTTCCACAGATGATAATCTCTCATCAGAATCAAGGTATCTTTGTATTGCATCTTTCTCTCTGACTTTATATGGAAATGGATCTTT